GGCACGAATGATCCTATCTTGGGATTGTTTCAAGCTTAACTCTTTGCTGTATTCAAAATTAATTACAGATGACCGAATTGATGCACGCATCTCTTCAAACATACGTGTAAATGGTGGGTATCTTCTTTTAAGTAACTCAACATTTACGTCTGTTCTTAATTTCTCATAATATTCTTCGCCTAACCAGCTAGCATATCTAAACGCTTCAAATAAATTGCTCTGAAATAACTCATTTGTTGAATCTCTTGCCCAATTTAATAATCCAAAAATTATGGACTCTTTTGGTTTCATGCAATAAAATGTCCCATTAAAATGAAACTGCATTTTCAAGAAAGTTACTTCGGAAATATCCTGAAACTCCAAAATCTCAGTTTTATTTGCGGCTGTTATAGATATGTTTAATGCTGAATATTCGTTAAAAATATCATGTGGTGTTATTATTTTAGCAAGTTTACTCGTCATGCTTAATAATACGTCGTCCGCAGCTAGAACGACACCGACATTATTTGTGATATAGTCATGATTTGCTAAATTTTCAAAACCTTTACGTTTTAATGCACGACAAAATATCGTGTATAACAAAGCATAGTGCATGTCGGAATTCTCAACCAAGGTACCTGGATGACCAGATAACATTCCCTGTGTTTTCGAAAAAATCATTGTTTCAAAGACAACTAAAGCATCTGAGAAGTCTACCACAAGTGTGTGAGCTGCTTGCTCGCACCATTTTGGCAACGTCTCATTCCTTGAGTTGTAAGCTGTTTTCAAAACATTGAGTTTTGATTGTGTTGCAATTCGCAATAATTGTTGTGTAATAATTGATTCCCAACTTTTAACATCTAATTCTATAATACGTGTTAAATCTGATGAGTCTTTTCTTATTAAGTTGTTAATAACAATTTTATGCCATTGCACACTCTCAGGATTAATACCTACAGCACAGAAGTGTTTCCCATCTGCGTGTTGTTTTAGCAATCTAATAATATCACCAAAAATCATTCTATAAACAATTTGATGTATTAGGTTACCAGTTGATACTGTCCTTGTTTTTGGATTTAGGATTTTATTCTCTCCCACGAGTTCGTCTTTAATGAATTCCAATTTCAAATTTGGTTGCACGACACCTAGTATTGCATGATCTACATACATCTCTAAATCTGTCCACACTTCATCAGAAATCTCCCACGTTCTCAAGTTCTCATTGAACCTGCAGAAATCTTTCTTCCCACCTTGTGTTGATGAGAGTTTATAGGGTAATCCTGGTGATGTTGATGAATTTATAGATGTAGCAGAAGGCAATCTTGGTCCAGCGATGGCTTCGAATTTTGTCCAAACTCGAGCATTTTTCATACCTGAAATTTTTAAATACCTGGATGTTAATGCATTTATCGCTGCTTTTTCTTCTTGTGGTGTCAACATTGGAACATGCTTTTTAGCATATTTTCCAAGTGCTACTTTATAGGGATGATCTGCTCCCTCAGGAATTCTTTTGTCATATGGTGACAATATTGCTGGTGTTGTTTCAGATTTTCTGACTCCATGTATCGGCGTTTTTACAAAGCTAGTTTGCCTAGCAACACCTTGACTTGGTTCAAATAAGCCATAAAATCTGTTATCCGAAACTAATTCAGGATAAGGATTTACAACTTCCGAGCAATTAGTTAATTTTATTGTTGCGCCTTTCATTGATGTTAATTTGGGTGCTTCAATTTTATATTCAAAATTTATCTTTTCAAGACCTTGCAATATGAGGTCTCTGGTTATAACACAAAAATAAGTATGTCCAGCTTCTTCATAAGATCCAACACTGAGACCACAATAAGGCGCATTACTAATACGATTATTAGAATGCATCAAAAGTGACCCTGATTGTCCTGAATCTGATGCGAAATTTACTTGAAGTGCTCTTGTTATTTTCATTTTATCAATGACTTCAGTTTTACTATGAACAGAGCTTTTAAGATCTTCCCAACTTATTGGTTCTATATCACATGGAGAAATCCATGGTGTTGGTACGAGCTTCTGTGGTTTAAGTGTTACAACGTGTC